AAGGAGGCCATGATAGCAGCATTTCAAGAAAAGACTGGAGTCAATTTGGCAGAAAGTCTCCCACTAAATAAACAGAAACCATTCTCATCCCCTATTTCTGATATTGTAGATTCTTACCATATAGCGTGTTTCCACCACCAGACTTTGTTAGCAACAACCTAGGATAGAACTATGTCACTTGAAGAATCCATTTTAAAACTAGAAACCAATGCCATAGCCTTTAATGGTATTATGGATGGAGATCCTAATGATGTTTTCTATTCCTCAGAAGGGGTTGAATATAAGTCTTTGAGTGGTTTTTATGCTGAAGTACTGGCATCCTGTCAATCCTTAGCTAACCTCCTAGTCTGTGATTTGGGTACTACCGGGGGTGCTGAGAGCTTAGACCTGGAGACCTACCGGGTATTCACGGGAACCCTGGGAGATATTACAGTCTTTTCCTTCTCAGGGACCGTACTGGTAGATGTCTTAGTTGAACTTACCTTGACCCTAACCCAGGATGGGGTGGGAAATAGGTCTTTTACCTTTCCAGAATCAGTTACCTGGGAGAACGGCGAATTACCAGATCTCCCCATGACGCCTGGAACTAGATACCTCATTAAACTGATTTCAACCGATAGAGCCACTACTTTTCTCGGTAAGGTTTCCTGGTTCTAAGCAATGACTACCTATACTGATTTTGACTTAAAGATGGTGCAGAACCCCTATACCAAAGATGTCCGACGGTTGGAGGATGCAGATACTATTAAAGCCTCTATCAGAAACATCATCATGACAAATAGATACGAACGTAGGTTCAATCTATTCTTTGGCGGTAATGTTCGAAATTATCTATTTGAGAACCTAGATCTCCTTGAACTAGAAACCATTAAAGAAGATATCATCAGTAAGATTACTCGGTATGAACCCAGGCTGGCTAGTATTAAGATTCTCTCAGCTAAGAGTGGCGATAATGGAGTTTCTTTCAGAATTGAATATATCACTAAGGAAGAAACCGTCCCGAATACCATAGACGTCATTATCTACAGGAATAGATAAGATTTATGACCCAAACTAATACCCCCATTGACATTAAGAATTTAGATTTTCCTGAGATTAAACGTTCCTTAGTTAAGTTTCTGGAAACTACCACTGAGTTTAAGAACTTCAATTTTGAAGGATCTAACATCAATGCTATGTTGGATATTCTAGCTTATAACACCTATTATATGTCTATGTACATGAATATGCTATTTGCTGAGACCTTCATTGACTCAGCCACCCAACGGTCCTCCTTAGTCTCTGCCCTTAAGCCTATTGGGTTTGTGCCAAAATCAGTTACCGCAGCAAAACTTTTGGTAAATCTTGAAATCACTGCTAAAGTGGGGGAACAACAGACACAATTGCTGCTACCGCCGTTATCAAGCTTTGTGGGTGGAGGATTCAATTTTGTTAATTTGGATCCTTGTGCTTTAAGTCTCTCTGGGGGTCTCTTTTCTGCCTCCAATGTTCTGTTGCACCAAGGCACCCCTTATTCACATAGGTTTATAGTTGAAGATCCTGAGGACTTCTTTGTTATTCCTTACTCTAAGATAGATACCTCTACCATTAAGGTAAAGGTGTTTACAACGTTATCAGACTATGAACGAAAAAAGAATGACACTAATCTGGATCTGGTCTATACCTTAGCGACTGACTTGTTTGATAAAGATGGGGAAGACCAAGTATTCTTCATTCAAGAAGATCAGGTCACTGGATACTTCTCAGTGTTCTTTGGTGATAACACTATTGGTAAAGCAGTCTCTTCCGGGAATATCATAGAAACCACCTTTATCAGTTCTGAAGGGGAAGACGCTAATGGTATCTACGGGGTAGTATTCTACCGAACCTCCCTAGGGGATAGTGTTATTGGGGGATATTCTACTTCAGAAATCAGAATCACTACCCCTAGTGATGAAGTACGGTCTTTTGATGGTTCTGGTAGACAGTCTAACAGTTTTCTCAGAAAGTTTGGTCCTTACCATTTTGAAGCCCAAGATAGATTAGTGACGGAGAGTGATTACGAGTATGCGTTAAATTCGTTTTTCTCCAACGTTCAGTGCTGTAAGGTTTGGGGAGGGGAAGATAACGACCCCCCTTACTATGCTTCAGCCATGGCTATGGTAAAACTTACTGGCCAAGAAATTCTTTCACCCCTTCAAAAGACGATGGTTACTCAATACATCAAGTCCCAGTGTGTGGTCGGAACGGATTTTATCTTGGTAGATCCTAATGTGATCTATCCGATAGTATCGTTGAGTATTCGGATTCCTTCAAGATATGTTTCTGCTCTGTACTACCTAGAAAATAGGATAAACACTTTCATCAGGAATTACTGTCTTTCCTCTTCAATCTCCGAATATCGTCCTTCAGATCTCTCTTACTTTCTTAAAGATCAGGAATCCTTACTGAAATCAGTTAATGTCACTACTAAGTTGAAGAAGAATGTATACTATACTTTGGGGTCAGTTGAAACTCACACAGTTTATTTCAGACAGGCATTGGTTCCTGGTACTCTGAAGTCTTCTTTTGACTTCTCCTTGTACCCAGAATTTCCAGATGGATTTTCAGAACAATTCTTAGATGATGGGGGAGGTAAGATCCTGTACCAGAAGACCTATGTAGATACAGACATTCCTACTGAGTCCATTCAGGTAGGGTCCGTAGACTACCTGACCGGTACCGTGCTGTTTAATGATCTAACCATCAGTTCAAATTCTTCCGGAACCCCATCGTTCTACCTATTAGTAAATCCTTATGAGATAGACTTGTTTGCTGAACAACACACCCTCCTGGTCCTAGAACCAGAAAACATTACCTTTAGTCTGAACTTAGACAGATGATTCTTACAGATAGATCGGTAAAGACCCAAATAAAATATCAGGTTCCCTGGTTCTTTAACCAGGAATATCCCCTATTTGTAAAATTCCTGGAATACTACTATCAGTGGGTAGAACTCCATGACGACCAGTTCAAGTACGGTGTTCTGGCCATCATTGATAACTTCAATCAACTTAAAGATATTGATCAGACGGTTGAAGAGCTTATCCCCTTCTTCCGGAATCCGTACTTCAGAAATGTTCCAGAGAATACCGTAGTAGCTCGACGTCTTTTTATCAAGAGAATGATTGATTTGTACCGAAGTAAGGGTAGCTTCAAGTCCTTAAAGCTCCTGATAAAGATCATTCTAGGAGAAGAGATAGAGGTCTGGTATCCTAAGGATTTACTAGCTAGGACTTCTAACAATGAATCCTCTAGCTACTTCTATGGTTATCTAAGAATCACCAATCCAGTTCTAGCTAATATCTCCGATCTTAAGACTAATACGGTAGAAATAAATGGTATTCCAGTTCTGGTTTCTGATATGGGTAAAGTCCTAGAGTTGTATGAAGTGGTGTTAGACTTCAATCTTCTAGAATATACCAATATTAAAGATACTAAAGAGGTCTACTTCCAAGGAGTCCAGATAGGTGAGTTAGTACCCATTCTAGAAAGCGTATCCTTTGTTTCTGGAACTAGAATCAATAAACAGGGAGAACTGTTTTTCATCCATTCCTCAGAGGAATTAGCTCCAGCAGTTTGTCGGATAAATCGAGTTAAACCCGGAAGGATAGATTCTTATCGGATTTTACACCGTGGGAAGGGATACCAATTAGGTGATACATTTATTGGCTACACCGGGTCATTAGAATTTTCTGCTGTGGTTAGCAATATAACTCCCTCAGGTGAAATTGGTAGAATCACTATTCAAAAGAATGCTGCTACCACATCTTCGATTCCCGCTATTGTAGATAAATCTACTACAGGAGTAGATGCTAATATAGATTGGTATTCTAGTGCATTTTCAAAAATTCAAGAAATTGAAGTTATTGACGGGGGTATAAACCTTCAAGCACCTTTTACTACTTCACTTGATCCTTCAGTATTCTCAATTTCTACGTCTACAATAGTTAGAAAAACCCAGAACAGTACTACTAATAATCTTGGGAATTTCAATGTCTTAGCAGACAATTTGTTATGGCAGGATCACTCTTATGTGATGAACTTCACGTCCAGTTATACCGATTTTCCAAAAACTGAAATCAACAGCTTATTTAGACCACTTGGATCAAAGTTATTCTATAATAAGACAGAGCTATTGGACTGCACAGTAGATACAATACCGAGCTCTATAATTTTTGATAGTATGAACATTAACATATCTCTTAAGATTGTGGGTGTAAATATTTTTGATATGCTATCGGTACCTTACAAATCTGTTAGAAAATATACTAATGACACCCCATTAAGTTTAGTGAAAACTTCTCCGGTAACTACCGTAAATACAGAATATTGTTTTGATGTCAAACCTGAAATCGGGACAATGACATTCGTTACAATCGAAGAAGAATCCCAAGAAAAACTAGAGGCCGTACTAAATAATTTGAAATCGGCTCTAACGATTTAATTTTATAAGAACACAAGGTACATAAATTCATGTCATCTTTCTCCACTCCATTAGAAAAAATTTACCGAAACTTCTCATTGATGACTTTAGCGCGGGAAGAACAACTGTATGCGTTTATTGGTAGAACTACTTCATGGAATAGTTCAGAATTTCAACCTGGATTTATTCCAGAAGAACCCGGATTAGACCAGAAGTCTTTGGATGCCAGTCTTAAAGAAATTATCGCTTTAAAGAAGGTGTTGTCAACCGATGTATCCATGGCGGTTCGCCGATATGATTGGTATAGTGGCCGAGTGTATGATATGTATGATTGTACAGATGAGAATCTATTGTTTAAGCATAAGTATGATGCCACTAATCCATTTTATGTGATTACAGATGAGTATAATGTCTACAAGTGTATCTTTAATAATAATGGTGACTTATCAACGGCAAAGCCTGCAGGACAGTTTAATCAATCTATAGAATTAGAAGATGGATATATCTGGAAATTTATGTTCCATGTGGATGAAAATGATAGAGCCAAGTTTCTAACAAGCACACATATACCAGTCCGACATAATACTGAATTGGTATATACCTCTGCACAGAAAACAGTGAAAGATGCTGCGATCCCTGGGCAAGTGGAAAGGATAGATGTAATCTCTGGAGGTAGCGGATATAGTGGTGTATCAGAATTAGTCGTTGCTGGAGATGGAAGTGGGTTTACAGGGATTCCTACGGTTCATAATGGGGCAGTGACTGGAATCACTGTGACTAATAAGGGGTTAGATTATACTTTAATGACAGCTAATGTCACAAATTCTAATCCATCTTATGTTCCAGCAACTCTTAGACCACAGATTGCACCTCAAGGAGGACATGGGTTTAATGCAGCAAATGAACTTGGAGCTTTCTATACAATCATTTCTGTGGACTTGATTGGATACCAGGATACAACTCTTCCAGTGAATATCTATTTCAGACAGTGTGGTTTGGTTACTAATATTCAGGACATAAATTCCGGATATTCAAATCAGACCTACTATTTTGGACCACAACATCCTCTATACAATGATTCCTCTATTAGATCTACTTTCCCTCAGCGAGTACTGAAACCTAAAATTGGTGAAATCCTATAT